AGCATTACCTGAACCCCCACCACCAGATGTTGATCCCGATGCAGTGCTAGTGTGCGTGACAACATAAGCAGAAGTGTTCACAACTTCAGTAACCTCAAACTCATTATTCATATCTAAACCATCTATCGCTGAGAAAGAGTCAAATGTCACAAAACTTCCTTGGACACAACCGTGTCCTGAGTCTGTGACTAAAACTGATGTGGTGGCGTTAGTGGTAAATGGGTCTGTAAGAGCTGTGGGCCCTCTTCGAATAGGAGTAATATCATAAGCCAACCCCTCTTCTAAAACATATAATTTTCTATCTGTGCCAATGGCATCATATCTTGTACCATCTAAAGCTACCCAAGCATGTTGATCACGAGCGACACCTACCAAAGTGGTAGAGATAAACTTCTCCCATCCTTTGATCTTTTGTGGCAATCCTTGAAAAAAGCGTACATTATCACCGTCTGTCCACTTGCCTTCGCCTGTGTAGTCGGTTACTTCTTTATTGATGCCTGGTGCTGGTCTAAAATTAACTAATGGCATTGTGTCAATATACTATGTTTTTTTAGCAAATAAAGAGCCAACATGGCCTTTAAACGCTCTATTTCCAAAGTGTGTTAAAGGCATCGCTACATCCGCCCAAATTTCGCCTCCACACTCTTGCCATAATCTTGAAAAATAATAGTCTTCAGAAAGGTATCTTTTTACACCAGGTTTAGTTTCATAAGTTCCCGCAGGAAATAAATCATAACAATTGTCAGATTGAAAAGAATTACCATTAATAATTTGATCAGATTGGTATTTACGTTCAGGGAACTTTTTCATCATAGTGCGAAAGACTTCTCTTTTGACAAGCATCATTCCTGTGGCAGCTTCGTTTACTTTTGCAAATCCATTTTCCATTTTCACATTCGTGGGATCATCAAAGTTTAAATTATACCCTAAAGATTTAACTTCCAATTCATCCTCATCAGCATTAGGGTTTTCTTTTAAAGCTTGCTTGATTTTGTCAAAATGAATGTGTTTACGAGGATAAATTCCACAAGCCACATCTTTGTCTACACAAAGTAAGCGTTCTATATTTTGAGCAGTGAATCCAATGTCAGCATCAATGAATAAAAGGTGAGTCGCTACATAATCAGTCTGATCCATCATCATCGAAACGATAGTATTTCTTGCACGTGTAATTAAACTTTCGTTACCCATCGATTGTAGACGCATTCCTACACCACGAGCCATAGACCATTGTTGAAGTTGCAATAAACCATGCATCGTGTTTTCTGTTAGAATACCTCCATACATAGGCATCCCTAAAAATAATTTAAAATTCTTGTCTTTTAGTTCTTCTGGTTTAATCATATTCTCTCCTTAAAATTTTTTGTATCCTATGTTCGGTCTTTTATCATAAGCCCATTCAGGGTGATAAGGACCTTCTTCATCAATATAATGAAGAAAAGCTTGGGCACAGTGATCTCCTTTAAATTTATTTCTCCAATGAACTAATTCTTCTCCCATGTAAACAATACCATCTCCTGGTTTTAGAGTAATTGAATTTAGTAATCTATATCCATCCTGTAAATTTTTGTCTTTATTAAACTCGCCAAAGCTAATAGGCCAAGGATCTCCACCAAAATTTATTGTTACTGAATATTGACAAGCGGGTCTGTCATAATGTGGTTTTAGTATTTCACCCTTAGTATAAACTCTTACGTAAGAATAGGTGGGACATAATTTTTTTTGAGTTATTTCACTTATTTTATTTAACAATAAAGCTAATAATGTCTCTGTATTTAAGTCTCCATAGCAATATCTTAAATAATCGTCTTGTTGAGAGTCATCGGAAAAATTATTATTAGTGCAAGACTTTAAAATTAAATAGTTATAAATTAAGCTAGTCATATCACTGCTAACCAATCCTGGTATATGAACATATTTATGTTCTTTAAAAAAAGCTACTGGGTCCATATTATTAAAACTTTTCTTTGTCCTTGAGTTACTCTTTGTACTTTGTGAGGGTACATAAAATTAGAAGGAAAACAAACCATATCTCCTCTATCTAGTTTTATTCCATTCTTATCGTTTCCAATAAAAAGTTCGCCACCTTCATATTGCTCCTTTGAATTTAATCCTATTAAAATAGTTAAATTTCTAGGGTTACTATAACAATTATCCGTATGATAAGTATAATGCCCTTTCATCTTGTCATCGTAGTATAAAAACTGAAAGTAATTTTTTTCAGAAAAATAATATTCGGATATGTTTTTCCTGTAAGCTTCTTCTATTCTCGGAACAAATTTTTTTAATTCATTAAAGATTACTCTTTTTGATACAGAAGTTCCAATATCCTGTTCTTCAAAACCAGAGACTTTCACTGATCTTACATCAGGATTCATACCGTCAGCTATAGGTCCTGCTGACCAAGAATCAGGATTAACATAAATCTCTTCGTTAATAAGATTTATTAAAGGCGAACTAAGACAGTTTGAAATTGTAAGGCTATAGTCGCTTATCTTTTCTTTTAGATTAAGCACCTAAAATATTATTTTTTGCAGTGGTAGCAGCAGTCTGCGCTGATGTTTGTGCGTTGGCTAAATCAGTTGCATAAGTTTCTGAACTAGCATCTAAATTAGCAACAGTATTATCATAGGTTGTTTGATATGTGTCCCAATAAGTTTTTTCACCATTCCATCTTGTAATCATGGTGTTTGCCCAAGTAGGTATGGTATCAGGAGCAATGCTTTGATTATCTGCTGATCCATCAAATTCTATCCAACCAGAATTAGTTGCTGGTCGATACTGTAAAGCATGAACATTAGCGGGAACAACATCAACGCCTGATAAATTTAAATAAGACACTCCATCAATTAATACATCTACTTCAGTATCACCAGAGTACATCTTTGGTCCATTATTTGGGTTAGTTTTATTTACATCAGCATCATTAATAATTGTAAGCTGATTATTTATTGTTACGTTGTTTATTGTTATTGGCATTTGTTTTAGTCCTTTTTACCTTTCTTTTTTTATCATTTTTTTTGTTAGATAACAAGGCAATATCCTCCGTGACATCCTCTCCATTTGCAAGAGACTCTTGACTTTCAGATATATGTCCCCAGATACTACCTTCTTTTTTGTGTTCTTTTTTCTTACTTTGTTGATCTACTAAAGCAAGAGTAACCATATTTGCTTTAACCATTTCGTTACGAAATGACTCAATAGAGGAGTTTGTTTGAACTTGTTTTCCTGTGTTTTCTACTAATAATAAAGGCATCCAAGCAATAGAACATCCCCATTCTTGAACATTTTGACCTGTTTGAGGATGTTTTCCTTGTAGCATGTTATACCAGATACACTGATGTTTAATGCACTTCTTATTTAAAAGAGGACATTTTCCGTCTGGATCGAATATTGGCATTTCTTAGGATATGTTACTATTAATCTTTCGTACAAGCAATAACATTTGCAAACTTTATATCCATATTAGCCACTGATAAACTTGTGGTACATGTTGCATTACCTGCAAGAGCACCACCTGATACTGAGTGACTGTGTCCACCACCACCTCCAGTGTTGGTACTAGTTGTATCTGGACCTCTACGAGTTGCAGGGCTATTTCTACTTGCAAAATTATTTGAACCTATAAAACTTATGTGAGTGTGTGATGGTATTTCAGGAGTGGTAAGAGTGTGACTACCTAAAGACATTCCTGATGTATCAGCGGATGAATTTGCTACATCATCAAAAGTAAGATCCCCTGGTGCTGTATTTTTAGAAGCACTGAAAACTGTTGAAAAATTATCAGCTCCACCCGTTCCACCACCTGTTCCTGTAACCACTCTTAAAGTGGTGGTGTTGATTGAAGCGTCTGTATTTTGTGTCCATCCACTTGGAGCAGAGCCTTGAAAAAATAAAGCAGTTGTTCCAGAAGGAATACTAGATACACCCGTCAAAGAAGAACCATTACCAGAATATGTAGTGGCATTAACTGTTCCGTTGGATGCGGTAAAGACTGAATCATTGACAGTCAAAGTATTTTTAATACTTAAATTACCTAATGAATTAGCAAACAAATCAACAACTGTATCACCATTTTTACAGTAAAGAATAGTGTGAGAACCTTGAACTACTTGAACGCTATTGGCTCCATGTCCTGTAGGAGCAATGTCTACAGTGAAAGAACCTGCTGTGTTGTTAAAAATATAATAGTAGTTTTCCACTGCTGG